GGGAGGTGCATTAAACCTTATACTTTCACTACTTTCAGCATTAGCACCTCTTCCTGCTGAATTAGCAACAGATAATGTAAACGAGTCATAACCACCTATAGAAGTAGGTGCTGTAAAATTATTTGCTCCATTAGTTATCTCACCATTTACAACTCTGTAATTTGCTATTACTATATTTCCACTTGAAAGTCTTTTACCTAAAACTCCATCACCAAATATTAATTCGTATCTTCCTACTTCACTTTCTTGTAAAAAATATACATCACTATTTGATTGAACTTCTGTAGAGTCTGATGCCAATAAAAAACGAGTCTTAGAAGTATTTGATGAACTTGTTTGCACCTGTACTGATAAACTATCAGTATCGATATTAGTATTGTTTAAAATATATCTAAACTCACTATTTGAACTTGGTACAGTAAATCTTTGAGTAGTAGGAGTTCCTTCTTTTAAAATTATTGTATTACTGCTGTATCCATTTTCTTGAAGTAAAACATATGATTGATCAGTAACAAATGTATATTGAATTCCATCTAATGAAGATTGAAATATTGTATTAGAAGGAACTATAACTGATGATACATTTGTTCCTGGAGAAACTGTTAATTTAATTGTAGCTCTGGATCCTTTTGCAGATCTAGGAGTATATCCTAACATTTTAGCTCTAGAAACTACATTACTTCTTACTTGAGCACTATCTAAAAACATTTCATTTGCAATGAAGTTAGTATATACTGCATTGTAATAAGTATTATATGATAATACATCTAAAAGTGTATTTAATGCACTACCAGTAAAATCATAATCCGTAAATTCTGGTTTGTTTCTTAAAAATGTTTTTAAATTATCTTTAATTAAATTAAAATTTAACTCAGTTGCTCTTATAGCATTATTAGCTCCGGCCATTACCTTACTCTCTGTATTAAAAATGTTAACTGAACTGGATCAGATTGGTTTATAGTTCTAAATTTGATTGATATATTATAACCATTTCTATCCAAATCTTCTGCAACTAATACTTGTAATAATTGTGCTCTAGGTTCAAAATTTTGAATACATTCTGTTATGTCACTTCTAATTTTTTGTCCTGTAAAAGAATCTGCAGGCTCAAATAATCTATCTCTTACACTACTTCCTACATTTAATTGATATGGTCTTTCATTTTTATTAGTTAAAATTAAATTTTTAACAGATCTTGCTACTGCTAAATCATTTTTTAACACATTTAACTTTCTTGTTACAGGATGAGTTGTAAAAGATATATCAAAATCTTTATAAACTACAGCATTAGTTCTTGGCATATTAACTCCTGATAATATTTATCAAGAATTTTTGATAGATTGGATTTCTTTACGCCTTTCCTTACATAGTTTAGATATCTCACTCAATGCTTTTCTTGCTCTTGTTCCAGCACTTTTATTGCCTGAAATAGCTTTATCATTTTCATTTTGATAAGTATTAAATAAACTAACTAAAGTTTCATGTATATCCATTTATCCTCCTGCAAAAACATTTGTACTACCTTGTGCAACACTTGTACAAGTTGTTAAACCATCTCCTACTCTTCCACATCCTAAACCTTCAATTTTTACTGATCTAGAACCTGAGGTAATAGGTGCTACATGAACTAAACAGATATCTCCTACAGGTAGTAAATGAAGAGTATTTAAATGTGTTTGACATGAAACAGGTTTACCGTTTACAAATACACTTCCGGAACCTTGTGCTCTTACCATTGGTGAGCAATGAGGTATATCTAAATCTCCTATTCTAGTTACGGCCGGCATAATAGTCCTTTACAAAGTTGTATATAGTATTGTAATCGTTTTTTACAATTTGATCAACATCAAAAGTAATTGTATTACTAAATGTATTTAGTGCATTTGCACTGTTTGTGAACCTTACAATCACTTGGTATTCTTTGGTTATACTTTGTCTTGGATCTTGATCCAAATTATAAAATTCTTGGTTTGCAGGAAGTACTGATCTGCCTACAGCAAGTTTTGGGATATCTGACTTATCACTTAAATCAGTTTTAACATACTTAAATACATTTCTAAACGGTGAAAGATAAGCTCCATTTGCAGTACAGGACGTTGTACCATTTGCTAATAACACATTCAAAGTATTACTACTAATAGCTATTATATCAGTGTTAGTTATAGATATACTTCCATTTGCTCCTGATGCTGTTATAGTTGTTGAAAAAAATTCATCTGGATCAACATCAGGTAGTTTTGTTGGTGATATAGTAACACTCATTTCTTTTCTCTTTTCATCAGTTCTTTCAGTTTACTATTAAAAGAATCGTAATACTCGTGTTGCTCTTTACTATGTGGTCCAGGCTTATAATCTGGATTAAACATTATCATGTTATCAAAGGAACTTGGAATTTTATCCCAATGATCATAAGTTTTAATTACACCATTGATCATTACCTTATATACTCCTTTTCCTTTGATCATGAACTTGCTAAATTAAAATAATCAGTGACTTGATCAATATTTGAAGTAGCTGCTTCAGTAGGAGTAGTATTAGCTGCTACTTTATCTCTAACAAACCAAGGTTGACCATCACTAGTTGTGCCGTTTGGATTATCAATTGCAAATTCTTTATTTCTTATTAATTCAGCACTTTGTCTAGTTGCTTCAGATAATCCTACTTGTAATAAACCTTGTTTATCACCTGCAAGTACTTTATCAATAATATTATTTTTAGCTATTTGATCTATAGTCTCTAACATTGCAGAATCTGTTAATAAACCTGACTCTTTGATTTGTATCCCTATACTTGTATTTGCAGCAAGGCTAGCTAACTCTCTAGTATCAAAAACAGTTGATATTTGATCAACTAAGTCTAAATTTTGGAAACTTGCATCTTTATCGGTTAATGATTTAAATAATCCATTAACATTAAATATAGCTGGAATAGCTGTGTTAGCAGAAGTTGTAAATGAGTCTCCTACTGCACTTAAACCTGTTGTAATTAATCTTTCTTTAACTTGATTTAAACTTGCATTCTTAAAGTAGTTTCTTGGATCTCCACTAAAAATTTTATCCATTTCACCACTTAAAAATTTAGCACCGCTATCACCTATCTTATCTATTATTTCATTATTAGTTTCTAAATTTAATTTAAAATCATTAAAATCAATAAACTGTTTTGCCATGTCTCCACCAACACTAAATGCAGCTTTTGTTGCTACATCTTGAATATTTCCTCCATACAATATAACTTCTTTTGCACCTTCAGTTAAAGCACCAACTGTCTCTTTAGCTAAACTATTAACTATGTTGGATCCGTTTGGTTCTAATATTGATTTAATAGGATTTTGTATTACATTTCTCATATTATAAGCTCTGTTCAATTCAGGTTTTATTAACTCTATGTCAAACAAGTTTGGTATAGCACTTGTTGTATCAGCTGGATTGAAACCAGGAGTTAAAATACTAAATGCTTCAGCACCTTGACTAATTCCTTGTGCTAAATCATTAAAACTTGGTAAACCAATGCTAGTAGGACTAACAACTTTTGATAATTTTGAAAAACTATCTCCAAAACTTTGAAAATTTTCAGGACCAAAAACAGTCCTACTAGGATTAAACGCAACCGAATCCATAAACTTTCCTCCTCCAGGAAGAAGATGGTCTCCAAATCCCCCTGTTGCTTGAGTAGAAATATCACCAATTTCACCTAAAAAAGTTCTTCCTGTTCCTCCAGTTCCTAATTGTGAACCTGCTGTACCTAATGACTCTAAACCAGTCATAGCTTCACCAGCTAAATTACCTATTCCATCTAATATAGCACCTCCTATCAAATCAATACCCATACTCATAACCATATTACCAAACATTCTTCCAAAGAAACTACCACCAAATAAACCACCACCTCCACCTTGTGATTTGTTAAAGTCTATTCTTGTAGCTTCAAGATCATAAAACTGAGCAACTGTAGCATTATGATTTTTTCCATATTTTTCAATCACATTACCTTTTACAGTTTCATTTTTATTACCATCAACCTCTATGTTCCAATCACCTTTTATTCTAGTAAAACAACTTTCATCTATAGTTAAAAAACAATTTCCTTTTACATATACATGATTTGTATTTGCTATAATTTCATAATTCTTTCCTACTACCCTAGTATGTTTATTACCTAAACTATTGACTTCAGTAAAAGTTCCAGACTTATGATATTCGTGTATTCTTTCAGCTCCAGGAGTATTATCATATTCTTTTATATGTCCTGCTTTAGTTTCAAATACTTGATTGTCTGGATAAGTTGAAAAAAATTCACTTGATGGCTCATCATACTTTGCTTGAGTCTGAGCTATAGGAATACCTTTTATTCTTCTACTTTCTTTTTCTTGTAAAATTTTGTGTGGTATGTCAATATCATTTCTGGCTAATCTATTTGTATCAGGTTCTTCAGTTAAACTTGGATAAACACCATCAGGATCATTGAAACCAAGTTCAGAGTTTGGAGGTGTTGAAGGAATACCAGGAATAGTTCCCATAACCATTGGTCTTTGTCCATCTTCTCCATCTAAGAAAAAACCCATAACCCAACTACCGTTAATTAATCCTGTTGGTGAATTTCCAACTCCAGAATTACTTGTACTTGTAACTGGCATCAATACTTGAGCCCAAGGTAAATCATCAGTTGGTAATACATTTTTATCTTTACTATGCCATTCAAAACATCTTACTCTAACTCTTCCAGTTTTTAATGGATCCTTTATAGACTCTACAATACCAATCCACCAAACAAAATTTCCAAGTCCTAAGTAATCTCTTTTAATTTTTTTCATAACTATCTGTCTAAAAAGTTAGGTCTAGGTAAAGGATTAATTGGAAGACCTGCTACTGGAGTAGTTTGTCTATCTAAAGCTAAGAAGTCAAAACTATCACTAACAGCATCAAAAGTAGTTAAATATGTAAGCGTAGAAGCATCATAGGTTTGTCTTACATTTGTTATTAAAAATAAAGGTCCTCCATGTGACGATTGATCACCAAATAATTTATTATATCGTTCTGAATATTTTAATGTATCATCTTCAA